GAGATCAATTCCAACTATGGCTGGGCGATCTATTCTTCTCAGAACCATAAGCAGTACTGGTCAGTTATGCTCGAGCTGTTGGCGAATCCCAACAGCCGTCGAGCAGTGATGATCTACACCCGGCCGACTATGCACACCGATTACAATCGTGATGGCATGTCGGACTTCATGTGCACCAATGCGGTCCAGTACATGATCCGGAATGACAACCTTCACGCTGTGGTTCAGATGCGTTCCAATGATGTCGTCTTTGGTTACAAGAATGATCGTGCTTGGCAGCATGAGGTCATGAGCCGTCTCCTTGACGATCTGAACTCAAAGGGTGACTGCCGTTATGGCATGGGTACTCTGACCTGGCAGGTCGGTTCTCTCCACGTTTACGAACGCCACTTTGATCTAATCAAATGACACGCCAAGAAGCAATTCAACAGCAGATCGACGATATCATGGACACCTTCGACTTCGAAGAGGTCCACTCTTGGATGGTCCATTCCAACTGGACATGGGGTAATATGGATGGTCAATCAAGAGTGCCGGATGTCTATGAGATCCGCCAATCTGCGCGTGAACGCCTGAAACAGGCAGCTGCTACCGGATACTCATGCACAGGCGGATTTACCGCAGCACTCGTCGAAGACGAAGATGAAGATGGACCATGGTTGAAACTCGACCTCCACTTTGGGTTGATGACGATCAACGATGGAACGTCGTACACGAAATAAGCATGCCGAACGAGCAACATCTCAAGTGGGATAAGCGGTATATCCACCTAGCCAAAGAGGTTGGATCGTGGTCAAAGGATCCTTCCACGAAGGTCGGTGCTGTCGCTGTGGGAGATCATGGTCAGGTGCTCTCTCAGGGTTACAACGGATTCCCTCGTGGAATCTCCGACAATCCTGAAAGGTTGGCAAACCGTGAACTGAAGTACCGGTACATCGTGCATGCCGAGATGAATGCCATCTACAACGCAAGTCTGGCCGGAGTCTCTCTCAACGGTGCCACGATGTACGTCCATGGTTTGCCATGCTGTTCTGAATGCACGAAGGGTCTGATTCAGGTCGGAATCAAGCGTATCGTGATGCCAGCTCAGGAAGTTCCTGAGAAGTGGAAAGAATCGTGGCAGTTAAGCCGAAGAATGTGTGAGGAAGCCAATGTCCAAATTGATCTCGTATCCGATAGTGGTAGGTCAGAATCCTTCGACCCTAACCCGTGGGAACCGGTCAAGTCCGTCATTAAAACGGCTTGACAGTTGGATGACGCAGCTAGGAGTCGAGCGTTGGTCATTCATCAACGCCTCGTATGCGGATATTGCCACTCACGATTCAGTGAACTGGGAAGTCCTGGAATTGGCCAGAGGCTATTCTAAGATCGTAGCACTAGGCCAGTTTGCTTCTTCAGCTCTCACTCGTATATCTATTTCACACTTCCAATTACCGCATCCGAGTCCTCTCAACCGGAAGCTAAACGATCCCGCCTACGAAAAAACTGTACTCCGTCAGTGCTATAACTATCTGCATGAAGATTGAACTCACCCACTATTACCCGGAATTCATCCGCTATTACAAGATGGCGGAAGACCAGCAAGCCAAGTGCAATCTTGGCACGACGCCGTATCTGCAGTCTCATATGAACGACGATCTCATGGAGAACGTCGAGTTGTATGATGTGGTCGAGAGAAAGCTGGCTGGATTCTCGCAGATTGTTAATGACGTCTTCTACGGATGGACTGACAAGCATCCGTACTGGCACAAGATGAAGGCCGGTCATCACACTGCGCAGCGTAAGACTGTGGCCACAAATTGGACGGGTAAGCATGCAGAATTTAATCTGCAAGAATGGCTTTATGTCTTCTTGCTCCATCGTGTCTGTGGATCGGGCATCAACTATGCTACGAAGCCCTCAGGTTACCACAATACGTTGCTCTTCGAACTTTACAAGTGCAAGAACATCCAGGAGATGACGAAGATGGTCATGACGTATCCGAAGTCGTTCTACACATCAGTTGGCTATCAGTTTCCTGCTTTCCCAAAGCCACCGGCCGGATCGAAATTCAAACGTGGAGGTGACTTCTATTTGGTCGAATACGCACCAAAGCTTGTCAGTGATCTTTCTGTTTTCCTCCGAAAAGGTGGAAAGAAAGATCTGCGAGAGATCGGCGAATGGATGTTCAAATGGAACAAAGATCACAATCTTCGTGCCTATCGATTCCAGTACGCGGCATTCATTGCCGACATTGCGGACTGGTATCCTGAGTTCGTAAATCGTGACAGCCACTTCTACTACGGATCCAATGCAGTGGAATGCATCTCGTACCTGGCTAAGCCTCTCGGCCGCGGCAAGGAGGAACAATTCCTGGATGCTGTGATGGAGCAGATCTTCCGAGACACCGGTTCTGTTCCTTACAATGCTGAGGACGTCTGCTGTGATTTCATCCGCTGGGTCGAGAACTACGTACGTCCAGGTGCAGATTACCAGCATCTGGATCGAGACAAGATCTGGTCCTCTCACAAGATTCACGACCACCCGTCCGGGCGCCAGAAGCCAATGCTAGAACTTGGGCTCATCAAATCCTTCAACGATTTAGATGTACATCCGTCCGATGACTATGTATTGTCTAGGGCTGGAATGACTGTTACGGAATACAAGAACAAAGTGAAAGAACTCCATGGCTCACGATAATCACGTCGTTGATGGGATCAACAAAGATCTCAAGGGAATGTCCTGGGCCGATGCCAAGGACTATTACCTTGGTCTTTGCGAAGGCTGGAAGCCATACAATCCGCCTCCTGTCGTCATCGAACACGAAGGTGTTCAGGTGGTGCGCGACGACTTGATCGTCGGAACGAAGACCCGAGCCGGAGATCTTCTGGCGGCGAAGGCTCCGCTGAAGACGATCGTGTACTGCCAACCGCGAGTTGGGTTGGCCGGTGTATCGATCGCCGATGTGGCGAAACGGCACAACAAGGACGTCGTCTTATTCATGCCTTCCTCAAAGGAGATCTCGCATCATCAGGCCTGTTGCATCGAGCGAGGTGCTACGGCCTACTTCGAGCGCATCGCGGCAATGCCGAATTTGAACCGTAAGGCTGAGATCTGGGCCAAGGAGAATGGAGCCTTCTTCGTTCCGCTCGGTCTGAAGCATGAGCTAGCCACTGCCGGCATTATTCATGCTGCCTCGACCATTCCAGAACCGGATGAGGTCTACGTTGCCATCTCTACCGGTGTGCTTTCACGCGCTCTTCAGATTGCTTGGCCGAATGCCAAGTTTCACTGTGTGGCCGTTGCACGTAATCTAAAGGCCGGAGAGCTCGGTCGTGCCGAGGTCATTACCGAACCATTGGATTTCACTGCTACTGAGAAGAAGGAGAATCTTCCTCCGTTTCCGACTGTCAATACATATGATGCGAAGGTCTGGAAATACATTCCAAAGAATAAGAGCGGAAAGAAGATCCTGATGTGGAATGTCGGCACAGAGCCGGAACTAAAAGATCCTAGCATCATCGCTAACACCAAGTCCTATCGGGATTGGCCAAAGAAGACCACAAAAGAATGAACCACAGAATTCTCATAACCACTCCACTGGCTCCAATCTCGGAGCGAGTTGCTTCTCATCGTGCAGCACAGGCCGCCATCTATGCCGATCAGATCGCATCTGCATACGGAGGATGGGATGTTACTGTCAACTTCGGCGGAGTGGTTGAAGACTACAACGAATACGATATCGTGGCGGTATACCATGGAAATGACTGGGGTGGCACAGTCAACATGTTCGGTGGAGTCAAGGCGTTTGGAAACATCGATCAGCTTGCCAGACTCTCGAAGTTCAGGGGTGAAGTCTGGTCTCTGGATATTCACTTTCCAGAGTATTCAAAGATGATCAAACCACGGGTCGACAAAGATCCTGCAGCACATCCGGACTGGAAGCAAGTCGACTGGGCATACTTAAATACGATCGAAAATCTCGCAATCACTAAGTATCCCAATGATTTTGTTCCCGGTAGCAACATCGCAGTAGGGGATTCGCATGGAATTTCCATGTACCGCCATGGATGGAAGATTAACTCGGTACCTTACAAGACTCTGTATGGAGCTCTTGAGCTGGGACTAAAGTCATTCATTCCTACAGGAGAGTTCACACATGCTGAATTCTATTTCGGAAACATTGACATTCGTCACCATCTCTGCCGTCAACCAGATCCTCTTGCGGCTACGAAGGAACTCGTCAAGCGATACGTCGCGGAGACAAAGACTCTTCAATTCTCCGATATTAAGATCTGGGAACCGTTGCCCATCGAGAACGAATCTCGAAAGCTGCCGAAGACCGGCTATTACAAGGGTACTCCGTTTTACGGAACCTGGGCTCAACGAAACGAAGTGCGCGCCGTCTTCATCGAAGAACTCGATCGTTTGTGCTCAGGCAACGTCTCAGTCTTCAAGTGGACCGATCGGCTTCTGAATGAAGCAGGCGAACTTGATTTCGAGCACATGGAAAAGCCTCAGTCCGTTCACCTTTCCAGAGCGGCCTATCCGCACTGGCAAGGCTTCGGTTGGCAGACAAAATTACCGAGCAAGCGTACAGTTTAAGATTTACTTCTTGCTCAAACCTTGAAATGATCTAACTATGTCATCACTACTCGCAAAGCTTAAGAAGAATTCTAAGATCGAACAGACCGAGGTACTGGATAAGTCCGCCTTGTTCAACGACAAGGACATGATTCCTACTGAGATTCCGATGCTCAACGTGGCATTGTCCGGATCGCTTGATGGAGGTCTTTCATCCGGTCTGACCGTACTGGCCGGCCCTTCGAAGCACTTCAAGTCTAGCTACTCCCTCATCATGGCGGCGGCATACCTCAAGAAGTATCCTGAGGCAATCATGCTGTTCTACGACTCTGAGTTCGGTTCTCCTCAGCAGTACTTCAAGACCTTTGGAATCGATGTGGCTCGAGTCCTTCACACCCCCATCACTAATGTTGAGGAGCTGAAGTTTGATCTGGTCAACCAGATGAACAACCTCGAGCGCGGTGAGAAGGTCATCGTGGTCATCGACTCGATCGGTAATCTGGCTTCCAAGAAGGAAGTCGAGGATGCAATGAACGAGAAGTCTGTAGCCGACATGTCTCGCGCCAAGGCTCTGAAGGGTCTATTCCGTATGGTCACTCCGTACCTGACCCTGAAGAACATTCCTCTCGTGGCAATCAACCACAGCTACAAGACGCTCGAGATGTACTCGAAGGACGTTATGTCTGGCGGTACTGGCATCTACTATTCGGCAAATGCCGTCTGGATGCTCGGCCGTCAGCAAGACAAGGATGATGATGGCCTCAACGGCTATCACTTCATCATCAACATCGACAAGTCTCGCTTCGTAAAGGAGAAGTCTAAGATTCCGATCTCGGTCTCCTTCAATGGTGGCGTTGAGAAGTACTCAGGTCTGCTTGAGATCGCCCTCGAGGGCGGTTTCGTCACCAAGCCGACCGTTGGTTGGTATTCGAAGAAGGGTGAGACCGACAAATACCGTGAGGCCGAGACTTACACTGCAACATTCTGGGATCCTGTCTTAAAGTCTGACGAGTTTAAGCAATTCGTCAAGGATAAGTACACCGTGGGATACCGTTCAGCAATTCAACAACTAGAAACAGAAACTTCCGAAGATGACGAATAAAATCACAAAAGACTCATATGAGCTTGTTCCAGACATAGATACGTCTGACAAGACCGCTATCTATGTAGTAAAGCTCAAGGTCGCACCTTACGACGGAATCGTCATTGCCTATGGAAAGGTCTTGTTGACCGTAGCTGAAGATAAAGAAACCGCCAAGCTGTCGTTTAAGTATGAGGTCATTCAAGGCGACAAGGCTTCTCTTAATTCCGATTCCAAATTTTCACGCCTAGTTGGCGATGTGCTTTCTCATCTAATTCAAGACGCTTTCGATTCCGGAAACTACCAGATCGGTACTCCAGATAACACTTCAAATGTCCAATCAACTGCAGCAGACGATTCTTCAGAAGCTCGTCAATGACGAGAACTACTGTCGCAAGGTACTGCCATTCATCAAGTCTGAGTATTTCGATGCAGCTCATAAGTCAGTCTACCGTCTAGTCCTAGACTTCATCTCGAAGTACAACAAGCTTCCTACGAAGTCTGCTCTCGAGATTGAATTCCAGCACGACGACAAGATCACCGAGGATCTCTATCCTCACGCAGTACGGATCATCGAGTCAATCGATCAGAATCCTACTGTTGAGGAGTCGTGGCTTCTAGACCATACCGAGAAGTGGTGCAAAGACCGTGCCTTGCACCTAGCTATCCTTGAGTCTGTTCAGATCATCGATGGAAAGCGAAAGGATGCTTCCCGTGATGGCATTCCTGACATCCTTCAGAAGGCTCTGGCGATCAACTTCGACAACAGTGTCGGACACGATTACATCGTAGACTTCGAGAAGCGGTACGACTTCTATCACAAGACTGAAGATCGTCTGCCATTCGATCTCGAGATGTTCAACACGATCACCAAGGGTGGTGTTCCTCGCAAGACACTGAATATTGCTCTGGCCGGTACAGGTGTGGGTAAGTCTCTGTTCATGTGCCATGTGGCAGCTTCATCTCTGGCTCAAGGCAAGAATGTCCTGTACATCACTCTTGAGATGTCCGAGGAACGTATCGCTGAGCGTATTGACGCCAACCTGATGAACGTTCAGATCGATCAACTCGCCAACCTTCCTAAGGACATGTTCACCTCGAAGGTCAAGAAGATCGCTGGCAATACCGTTGGAAAGCTGATCATCAAGGAATATCCTACCGCCTCTGCTCATGCCGGGCATTTTCGTGCCTTGCTCAACGAGCTGAAGCTGAAGAAGGACTTCATGCCCGATGTCATCTTCATCGATTACCTGAACATCTGTGCTTCCGCTCGAATGAAGGGTGTCGGCGGTGCCATCAACACATACTCGTTCATCAAGGCTATTGCCGAAGAGATTCGCGGTCTGGCAGTGGAATTCAATGTGCCGATCTTCTCAGCGACTCAGACGACTCGCTCAGGGTTTGCATCATCTGATGTTGAGCTAACCGATACCTCCGAGTCGTTCGGTCTTCCTGCCACTGCAGACCTGATGTTTGCTCTGATCGCCACCGAGGAGCTTGATCGCCTAAATCAGATCATCGTGAAGCAACTGAAGAACCGTTACAATGATCCGACGTCCAACAAGAGGTTTGTGGTCGGTATCGATCGATCCAAGATGCGGCTTTATGACGTTGAGATCAAGGCTCAGAATCTCAGCAAAGAGCCGACCGCTCGTCCTTCTTCCGAAGAAGAAGCTGATTACTCAGACTTCAAATTCAGCTAACTTTTTTGTTTACAACACCAAAAACCTTGTTAGGATTTAAGAATTATGGGAATGTTCGATTCAATTAGCTGGGCAGATCCTCTGCCTTTCTCACCAGAAATGGTTGAGCTCGGTCTCAATAAAAACGACTGGGAATTTCAGACAAAAGATCTTGATTGCATCTTGGCGCATTACACCGTTCAAGGCAAGCGGATCTTTGTAACCAAGTACAAGAATGAGCGCTGGGTCGAAGGAGACTCGAAGTCAAAGAACCTCGTAGATCGCCTCGGCCGCATTGACCACGACGGTCCATACCAAGAAGAAGTCGATCTTGGAACTAAGACGATTCGAATGTACGATTACAGACAGGACGTCCAGGATAAATGGGACGTTTCGATTGAGTTTGAAGTCGAAATCGTTCATGGAGTCCCTGAGAACGTTCGTCTAGTTGAACTCGAGAAGCGAGACAACGCCGAACGCAAAGCCAAAGACAAGGAATTTATGGAAAGAATCCAGAGAGAGAACGGTCTCTGGTACAATCGATTCTTCTTCCATACTCGCCCCTGGCGGCGCTTTGCGTTTCATCTGGGCCGAAGCTTAAACTGGCTCGGCAATGCCATCTCATCACTTTCCTACAAAATACCATGAGCAATCCTACTCGCAACTCTGAAGAGTTGAAGAAGTTCAATTCGCCCATCTACCGCCAGACCATCAAGCGTATGGTGGAGATGACTAAGACGGTCCGTGGAATCCACGGCAAGCTTCCGAAAGGTAAGCTTCCTCCGCTGAAATCTACCGCCACATCGAAGGACAGGGAGAAGCGTGCACTCGAAGAGTCTCGTCGTCTGACCATTGATACCCTGCACTACTTTGCAGAGCCAATCGTCAATACCAACCTTAACCGCGAACCATCCAGTGAAAACACCGAGCAATCATAATCGTCGCCTTTCCAGAGTCAAACTTTACAAGGCTTCTCGGGGAGACCAAAACAAACGTACGCTAAACGTAGCAGACCTCGGATACGTGTCAATTCAAAAGGGAACACGCCTCATTTTTGATTATGACATGAATCCGGATTCTTATCAAGAATATGCCACTGCGGTATTTCGTTCTAATCGTGAAACCGGAAAAACACTATGCAATATCGGATGCGGGCTGCCGCGCGAACCTCAAGTCGGCGATCCGATCTATATCTGGGTCGATCTTAACAGCATTCGATTCCTGACAGAATCTTGAAAACTGCTCTAATTGCTATCAGCATATTGCTTGCCCTGAGTTTTATCCTCATGGCCTACGGTTTCGTGAATGCCGTAAATGGTTACGAGGATGAAGATGGGTTTCACTACGGAAACGAAAAAGACAAAAAATAATGAGCTACCAGCTATTTCTGGATGATGTTCGTGAAAGGACGTCGGTCTATCCTGATTCTGATTTCCAGACTCGTCTTGAATGGATAACCGTTCGTGGTTTCGTTTCCTTCCAGGAGACGATTCTGCTGAAAGGTATTCCTAACTTTGTGAGCTTTGATCACGATCTGGCTCCAGAGCATTATGCGAATCCGACGTCCCATCAGGTGACAAAGACTGGATACGATTGTGCTCTTTGGCTCTGCGATTACTGTGTCAGCAAAGGCGAGTCAATTCCCTCTTGGAAAGTTCACAGCATGAATCCAGTAGGTCGCCGCCGGATTGAAGCTCTTCTAGAATCCGTCTCTCATTCACACATTAAATGATCTTCTTATCTCTAATTCTATTCTCAGTTCTCTGGTCGCTGGTCGGGATATTTCTATGGTATCGTAATCACGATAACGAGAACATCAAGCCTGCAAAGAGGTTGATCCTGCTCTTTGCAGCAGGTCCGATCCTCTGGGCGTTTTTGATTCTCTTTGGAATTGTTGCCAAGATTGACGATGCCATGATCTGGTTTGAGAACTGGATTCAAAAATGAACATGCCAGATACTGGAGGCTGGGGTACTACCCTGGATCCTGACGCCGATTCGGCGGTCGAGAAGTACGCAAATGAGATCTGCGAATGGGTATCAAAAAACTATCCTGACAAAAAGATAGAGACCCATGACGATCTCGTCAATAACACTGACGAAACAAAGCACTCGCGCCGGATCTACGTCAAGACAGATCTCGGATGTGTGATTATCCTGCCGAACTTTGTCAAGGCATCTGCGGCAGCCGTCGTGGTCAATTTAGGTCTAGCCAGAGCCATGTCAATGGAAGGCTTCAGCGAGGAATACATTGATGAGCATGGCAAGATCCTATCTGATCCGATTCCGTATAAGAAATCCAATGTTGAAAAGCTGGGCTACTATCTGACCCATCGTCTGACCGATAAATCGTAATGAACTTTGATCACCAAAAAGTCGAGCTTGTAAACCACAGCACCGGTGTCCTTTCTTCAGGGATATCTTCGACACCACAGGAGCTTGTAGCCTACTGTGCTCGGGTCAGTAATCCGGCGAACCAGAACAACCACCAGACCTCCGAAAAGCTGGTCAGGTATCTGGTCAAACACAAGCACTGGTCTCCGCTGGAGATGGTCTCGGCAACGGTCGAGATCGAAACCACACGAGACATTGCTCGGCAAATGCTTCGGCATCGATCCTTTGCCTTCCAGGAATTCTCTCAGAGGTATGCCGATCCTACTGCAGCTCTGGACTTTGTGACCCGTGATGCTCGGCTGCAAGACGTCAAGAACCGGCAGAACAGCGTTCAGACCGATGACCAAGTTCTACTGAACGAGTGGGATCGTCGGCAGAATCAGATGATCGTGATGGCAAAGAATACGTACGAATGGGCGATCATGCACGGAATCGCCAAGGAACAAGCACGAGCAATTCTCCCTGAAGGTAACACAATGTCTCGTCTTTACATGGCCGGCACTCTGAGGTCGTTTGTCCACTACGTCGAGGTTCGTACTGCCAACGGAACTCAGGCTGAGCATATGGATGTTGCGCGTAAAATCGCCTTCGCAATTGCTCCTGTCTTTCCACTTATCTCTGACTTTGTTGCGGCACAAGCCGTTGATTCCCAAGATCTTACAAAGTAACTCAATTATGAGTTTTACTTTGACATCCTATTTGGTAGGATCTTGGCATGGTCAAAAATACCAAGGAGAAACAAACTGAACGCAGTGCTAAGAAGCAGCCGAAGGTGAAGGTGGTCAAGTACACCTACGCTGATGGCGGTTTCTGCACGGTCGTCACTCCGGATGATGCCCCTCAGGCTCAGCCGGCCGAAGCGACTCCTTCAACCGCGTTCAACCTTGCCATGATGACCTCTCAAAACAATAACAACATGAAGAACAGCGCTAACACTAGCACCAAGACCAACAGCACGACCGCCACCGCGGCCGTCTCCAGCAAGCCGACCACGGCTCCGCGTACGTACTCGGACCTCCGTTCGGGCGTCAAGAAGCAGGAAGCGATGGACATCGTCCACAACTACGCCTTCCCCGATCGTCCGTTTACGATCAAGGAGGTCCTGCTCGGTACCGGCATCAACCACTGGTACGTCAGCACGTACATCAAGACCAACGCCAAGGTTGTTGGAAACGCTCCTAAGCAGCCGGGTGAGCGCGGCAAGGTGGCTAAGCTGTACCAGATCGAGAAGCGCGCCTAATGCGGCTGGATGGCTTCTCTGCCATCCTATCATCAAAGTGGTTGGCTGCCTAAGTTGTTGGTGGCCAACCACTTTTGCTTTTGTTGGTAATCAACAACTTAGGTAATTCTTAGAGCTGTACATTTTCGTTGGACTTTGTAGGATTGTGTCATGATGAATAACGCTACCACGATCAACGGCTGGAACACTTCTCTCTTCAACTACCAGTCCGGCTATCTGACCTATGGCCAGTACTTCTCCAGTGACGAGAAGTTCGTGGCTCGGTTCAAGTACGCCGCCCAGCGCAGTCGGAAGGCCGGATTCCTCAAGTTCCTGACGGCCAACTTTACGCCTGAGGAGTACTTCACCCGCCTGAATGCCGGCGAGGCTCCTCTCCCGATCCTGCAGTCCAAGGGATATGTGCTGCAAGTTCGCCTCTCCTGAGTATCAACAACTTAGGTAATTCTTCGAGATTTACTTTTCACTGCAATTTGCTAGGATATCCTCATGATGAAACTCACTAAGAAACTCCCCAACGGTCGTCTCCAGGTCAACAAGGCTGCGGTCATCGAGCGCCTCATGCAGCTCCGCAAGGAGCGTAAGGGTGTTGAGCTCCCTGGTCTCCTTCCGGTTTCTGACCGCGAAGTTGCTACTGAGGCTCGCGAGATGAGCCGTTACAACGCCGACAACTTCATCAACACCTCGGAGGACTGACCGTGACAAGCGTTCTTCGTAATGCCTTCTTCACGTTGGCGGTCGCCTTCATTGTTTCGGTCGTCATCTCATTTCCGGTCATGTGGCTATGGAACAGCACGTTTCCGGATCTGTTTGGTGCCAAAGAAATTGGACTCTGGACGACGTGGAAGATAATGATGTTTGTCAGCCTCGTGACGCCTATCTCGATCAAAGCTGCTAGCCACAAATAATCCTATGGACTACTCGAACATTCCGGATACGCACTCTCAGGAGATTCGTGACGCCTCGTTGGACGAGACACGCTTCATCTTCGAAGATCCTCATCAGCCGTGGGCCTCTCGTGGCCGCATCTGTCGTGACGAGGTCGATGCTGAAGAGCTGCTCAACGATTTCAACTATGTCGGAAGCCGTGACCACTACTGAGCTGAAATTTGCCAATCGAGGCATCTATCGAAAGATCGAGGTGTCTATCGTAGGGGCCGAGTTCCGCCTTGCAGAATCCGATAAGCCGGCGGCTTACATGATCCGATACGAAGGAAAGATAATCACCGTCAAACCGACCGAACTGACCAAACTCTCAAAATGAACATCGAACCCGAGGAGGAATTTGACTTTGCGTTAGATCCGCGTGTCCCGCACGTGTACGCCCATCCGGCAGGATCTACCGATACTTTTGATGTCCCACTTCGAGCCGTCAAGTTCCTCGACATCAGCGAGGATCTTTATGGAAGAGACGTCGTCACCTTCGAATACGATGGCGAGGTCCAACAATCCACAGTATTCCTAACCATTGACACTAGCAACTAACATGAAATCTTCTCTCAAGAAAATCGGCATTTGGATTTTAGACAACCTTCCTGTGGGGCTTTGCTTCTTATGGGGAAGTCTGTGCGTAATGAACCTTTGGGTTGGCACAAAGCAAAGCCGTCTAGAAGCATATTATCAGATGCTCCTATGTGTTACCTGGTTGATTCTCTCCATGGCTCTTCATGATCCAAAGGAGCAGAATGACTGAGGTTGACATCACCGGAGGAACCGAGCTCCAGAAGAAACTAGTTCACAGTGCTGCCTGCTACTATGTAAACTTTCTCATGGGAGCTCCGGGTCAGCTTTTGTTGACGATTCGTCTGAAGCCGTACCTCTTTCAGAAGTACGGCTGCAAGGCGGATTGCCTCATTCTAGACGAGGACGACGACTTCCGTGAGTTCGAGATTCGCATTGACAGTAAGATGCACATCCCGGCAATCCTTCGGTGTCTAGCGCACGAATGTGTTCACGTCAGTCAGTATCAGAAACGGCATCTCAGGGATGGGAACTCTGCCTTCCATAACATCTGGAAGGGCAAAGCCTGGGACATGAGGAAACACCACTACTATGACCTTCCATGGGAGCGCGAGGCTTATGGGATGGAGGTCGGATTGTTCGAGCGGTTTGTGGCCGCCAAACGCTTCACCAAGAAGCGGTGGTACAAGGACTACGATTACACGTGATAGCTATTTCTTGAGCTTGAAGCCAATCTTATTTCCGCCAGGATTAGCGGCATTCGAGTGGTATTCAAAGACGAAATTGCTCTCGGCGAATCCTCTAAGATCATATTCGACTGAGGTTGCAGATAGGTAGATGTATAGCTGCTGGATATTGTGCGATCTCAGAATGTCGGTCAGGAATCCGGTGTATTTTGGATTCTCATTGACTTCATCTACTATCGCATATGCCATCGGGGATAGAATAGCTCCTGACTTCCGTTGGCCCGCAGTGTTCCACATTTCGATCAGCGTGCTGAGTTTACCGGCTCGGCCGATCTTAGAGTACAGATGTTCGTTCAGAGAATCGAATGCCGCTTGGCCGTCTTTGAAATTCTTGAGCCATTCTTCAACCGAATCGTTGTCGTAGTCACCCTTTTCTCCGATTATCTTTCTCACCAACTGATAAACCTGAGAATCCATGGCTTTCGCCGCCATGATGATTCCATCTGTTCCGGAGTACTCAGAAATTGCCCCAATGAAATTGTAGACCTTCCTATCGCTTGGATCGGTGATAGAAGTACCTTTGATCATAGCCCAAACAGACGAAATGGATGGTGCAGCTCCTTCATCGGATTTTGCCGACACCGGTATTTTCATCTTGTTTTTCAAGATGGCGTAGTAGTCTACTAGCTTTTCATTCGCTTTTGATGGAAACTCAATTGCAACTATACCGTCATTCTTATCATAATTGTTCAAGAACCACCAGGCTCCACTGATCTCACCGAAGTCTTTTCCGATGATCGCAATGTCTTTCTCAGAGATTTCTTTCTTCTGCAGAGTTGCACGATCTTTCGAACTATTTTTGAGAATATCGATCAGAAATTCTTTCACATGAGGAGCAACCATAGTGGTTGCTTGAATCGCTTTCTGAACTTCTTTTAGATAGTTGCCTTTGGGAATTATTTTCCCGCTCAAGCCTAATCCATCGGGGGTAAGAACTTTGTTTCCTATTGTCTTGACATTATCACCAGTTCCCGCTGATCTTCCCTTTACTCCAGGTTTCTGGAGCATGTCAAACTTCACTCGAACGCGATACGTTTTGGCTCCTAATTTGTAAGTTACGACCGGCTTAGAATCATACTCTTTTGTCTCGGGTACTGTTATCTTCTGACCAGCATTCAACTTTCCGGTTATCTTTGATGGGGTTTTCTCATCAAAGGTGTCAGAATCCTTCTTAATTATTGTTTCAACATCTCCCCGGCGAGCGTAGTACTTCTCCCAGGCAGCTTTGCCGGTTGTGGCCATATTACTTTACCGCCATTCCATTTTTTACATCGCGCATCATCTCGTCCTTGTGAGCAACAGACATCTTAGATGGAGCTCCTGCGTGAAACCCTTTACGGTTTCCTGATGCGGCGTGTTCTCTCATCTTAGTTCCGGAAATTCCTGCAGTTCCTTCAGAGTCCGGATCCCGGTCACCAGAGGAATGAACCGTGATGGACTTAAAGTTATACTGGCCGTGATCCGTCTTCTTACCGTTATATTTGTGAAGCAGCTCGTGCATCGCATCTTTTCGATCCGATCCGGCAACAACGTGAAGGTGCTCGACTCCCTTTTTAGATAGATCCACCGCATGATGCAAAAGTGACGGCTTGCTGGCGCTTGAAGTGCTCAGATTAGTCCCTGGAAATGCTCGCTTTGCATGCTTTAATTTCTGTTCAGGAGAAAGAGGATTCTTTTTAGGATCGTGCGAGTGCGACAGGATCACGCCATGACTAGCACCATGTTGTCCGGCAATCTCGTGCACTTTATTGACGAGAGCCTCGTGGCCGTTCGTAATGGGGTTCATTCTTCCGAATGCCATTACGTGATGTGACTTGACTGCGGCTTCCAATAAGAATTGCTTGAAGGATTTCATGACTGCGGTATAGACTTTCCGAATTTATTGGTCTTCAGCAGATTTGCTCTGGCAAATTCGGCTCGGTTAACCAACTTAGTTGGCTCCTCGCGTCCTCCTGCCGGTTTATGGTTGACAACAAATCCTTCAGGTTTAGACTTATTACCGTCGATGTGGTGATCAAGCCCTCCTTCATGCTTCTCAAGATTCTTGACCAGCACGTTCTTGGCCTGCTGTAGATGATGATGCATCGAAAGAAGATTGCCGTAGTGCTGGGAATGCTTCTCGATATGCGCTACGTGCTTAGCACCTTCTTGCCGTCTTTGATCCGCAAATGCCGGCGTCTTCAGCTTGCTAGCAATACGCTCGTGCTGAGCCGTGACGTGCTGCTGAAACCCCTTCACAGAAGGAGTCTCTCCAGTTCGAACCGTATGATTGATGTACGTTGAAAGATGCCCGGCTTCTCCGGAGTGAGGGGCGACAGCAGAGTACATCTTGGATCCTCCCTTTGCATGGATCGCCTTTGCAGCATCCATGTGCTTCTTAAATGACTCCTGATCTTTCTTTGGATACTCAATTTTTGAGGTGTCGTGCTCAGCGGTTTTCAGATGTACATCCGGATGTGACTTGAAATTGTGAATATCGGGATGCGGAGTTACCGACATATGCTCTAAGCCTCCGCCGGCGGTATGTGGCTTATATTGCTGATGAACGACGACGCCGACCTTCGACTTCTTCACTTGCTCAGCTTCGTGTCCATGGGCAGTGTAAGTGATCGTGTTTGGCTTGAACGAGACGGATCCGTTCTTGTGGTGCACATGATCTTCAGGAGTATGCAGAAGATCTCCTTGATAGACTCCCTTCTTTGGAGCTACCTTCGGTAGGTGATGGAGAGCAGACTTCAGTTTACTGACCAATCCAGGAGCGTGTCCGTGATTCGCTTCAATGTCAGAATCACTGTAGTTCAGCTTTGGATTCTTGTTGAACGCCGACTTGGTTGCCACGAAAAACTTATTAGTAGTAGGATGATGACCGAATACGACCGATGGAGAACCGTCGTACTTCATCGTCAATGAAGTATCATGTTTTCCAGCAACCATGTGCTCGTGCGCATGAGTAAGAGCAGAATGAGTATGCTCAAATCCCTTACTACCATGAAGGAGCGGGCGATCCTCAGCATGATGAATATGCTTGAGTTGTTGTGGAGGTTCAGAGGTTTGCTCGAAGATGGTGTCCATTAGATAAACTAGTATTGAGGTGCTGCGCCTATTTATAATAATTTCCAACGATATCGCTCTTCTCTCGTGCTGTCGATGGTTTCAAAAACAAAAAAGTGATCGGCCCGAAGACCGATCACTTAATTCCTATTAGTCCTAGGACTAAATTACTTTGCTGGAGCAGCAGGAGCTGGAGCGATGATCTCCGATGTTCCCTTGACCAT